GGTGCCTCGTCATTACCACCAGTTTGACCAGTGTTCATTGCCTGATACATATTGGCACCGAAGTACCTATATGAATCTTTCTGTACAATAACACCAGGAGACCATAGGGTTCCTGTATTATTTGCGTAAGTCTTTAAGTTTGGTGCTCTGAAGTTAGCATCTGGAGTAACAAAGTTATCAATATCCAGGTTTAGAATTCTCGCCGTATCAGAAATGATAGACGTGGATGTTCTAATAGCACCGTTGATGTCAAGTTCAAAGTCAACCGAGTCAAGGAATGCAGTTGCAGTTGCACCAGAACCACCGCCGCCAGAAATAGTTACGTTAGGAGCAGTAGTGTATCCACTGCCAGGATTGTTAACAGCAATAGATGTTACTTTTCCATTAAAGGTAAAAGCAGATGCTAGAGCAGTAACTCCTCCTGGTGTTCCTGGTGGATCAATAATAACATCAGGGTTTACAGTAAATCCAACACCTGCTGTATCAAGTTCAATATTATTAACTCTTTGTCCTGTTCTGTTAATACCAACACGAGGTAATTGAGTTGCAGAATCTAGTTCGGTACGAAGAACTTCACGTTCATCCGCTCCTGTACCAATCCTAATAGACGCTTCATTATCACCGATGATCTTAGGGTTTACACCTCTAAGCTTCTCTTTATCGGAATTAATATGAAAACTCATGGTGTTCCCGTGCCCTTGACTTTTTTCCTATCTTATATTTAGCATCAAGCCCAGTCAATGCTTATAACTTGAGTGAATGCTACCCACTTAATTGTTGACGTTGTTCCCGCTCTAGTTGTATCGTAACTAAAACGATTTAATGCACCGAGTGGTTGAATATTCCATGTTTCTCCTGATGGAATATCATCCTTAATTACTGTTTGAAAACTTGATAGTACGTTGGTATTACCAGATCCATCACAGTATAATGCAGTCTCAAATTTTGCTGCATAAACAGTTCCAACTTCATTAACTCCAATAATATTTCCAGTGATAAAACTCATAGTGCTATTAGCAATAGGAATTTGACCACCAGATCCATCCAAATCTAATGTTGATGTATTCAGACCTCTAAGAATAAAAGTTGATCCTTTACTATCAGTGAAATTACTATTCTTGATTTCTAGTGTGTTGATATCCTTTGCATTACGCAATTCATCAATGACTGTGGTCTTCTCTACAGAAAAACCACCTGCAGAGTCAAATTTTTCTAGAGTTGTTGCCATTTGTTTATCCCTTAGTGACGTTAGATACGATAGTTACGACTACATTATTACCATTTGGAACTGTGCTTCCGATTGTAAAGTTCAATCTTACAAAGTTAGTTCCAGTGACTTCAAAAGAAACATCAATAAGTTGATCACCTGTTCTGATGTTTCCATATTCAGTGTGGAATACATCTGTGCTATTATCTAGGATTCCAAACTCAAAGAATTCCTTTGCACCAGTAACACTATCTTCTGCAACAACAACTGTCTTTGCTCCATTGTTTGTTCCAACATCGTAAATATTAGAACCTCCATTATTGACAGTTCCTTTTGTTAAAGTAACTTTTTCAGTTAGAATTCTAACGTCAGCTAATTCAAACTCTTTTAGATCACCATCAAAAACTTTAACTCCAGTAAATGTACCTGTTCCAAAACCAGTATTAAAGTATACATCGCCTTGATCATCCAATCTTAATACTGGGTCAACGGTAACACCAGCAGAAAGACCAAGATCAAAGTATTGCTTACTTGTGTGTAAGAATGTAATACTAGAGTTAGTGTTATCCAGAGTTGTTTCTGCACTATTGAATGTCATCAAGTTTGCAGTAATTTCAAACTCATTACTTGTCTGAGATCTAATAGTATCTACAGAGAAGAAGTCCATAGCAGTTGGAGTCAACTGTACGCTATTAGTTCCATCATTATAGAAGTATAGAATATTTTCATTAGCGCCAGGAGTGGACTCTGGAATAATGTAAGTGTTCTGATCAACGTCTTTAACACCACCAAGAGATCCCCAGTTATTGTTATCATCGTAACCTTCAAACTGACTAGAAGTTGTGTTGAATCTAATAGAACCAGCTTGTGGTGCTCCTCTTGTTAGGTCTGTGCCAACAGGAACAACAAATGTGCTATCACTATTACAAACAATCTTCTGACCAGCATTTGGTTGTAGAATTAAATCTGAAATATCTGTAGAAATTGTATTGTTTGCAAGTCTTAGATCTTGGTTGATGCTAAGAGGGGTGTCTTGTGTAGGTCCAATTCTAATTTCTTCAATGTCTTCAAAAGTTAGAGGTGCAACACCAAGACCCCAGAAAGTGAGAACTGCAGAACCATTTGGTTGTGCTCCAGAAGTATGTGATGGTTCACTACCAGATGTACCTGTAGTACCTGCAGTTGTTACCTCATAAAGATTATTTTTATATTTTAAATAATCACCAACAGAAACTGGTGCATTAGCAGTCCAGTCAAGATATGCTGGTGCGCTAGTGTTAGTAGAAGAAATATATTTGTTGGATCTGAATTCTAATCTAGTTGGAGTAAACTTAACAGTGTTAATGTTGTCATTAATAAACCAAAGGGTGTTATCATTAGCACCAATAGTTTGCTCTGCCAAGATGTATGTGTTACCATCCAAATCTCGGACACCACCAAGAGAAGACCATGCACTAGCAGTAGAACTATAACCTTCGTATTGATTGGAATCTGTATTGAATCTAATTTGACCACTAACAGCGGTGAGCGGTCTTTGTGCAGTATCACCAACAGGAACAGCAATTGCTGTTGTTGCATTAACAGTTACAACTTGGTTTGTTGCTGGTTGCAATACAATTGAAGTATTTGCTTGCGATGTAACTGTATTGTTATTAATGAATAGAGTATCATTAATATTCAGTTGACCAAACGTCTTAATTTCACCTGATGTTTCTAGAGAACCAGTTGAGTTTGTAATACTAAGAGCACCACATGAAGTATTGCTATTTAAATTAATAGAGGAACCTTGTAGGGTTAATGCAGACTGTGATGTAACCTGTGGTACTTGAATACTGCTTGAAGCAACAATAGTGCTTAAATTCAGTGAAGTAGCAGTAATAGCGGTGATACTTGCAGAATTCGCAGATAAAGTTTGTGAAGAAACTTGACCATCTGCAACGTTGAATGTTGCTTGATCCGTTGATGTAACATCAGAAACTCTAATTTCAAATCCAGATCCAAATGTTTTTGGATTATTTGGATCCATAGTGATTACTGCTTCAGCACCATCTGGTCCACCTTCATTCGCGTGACCTTCTCCACCAATACCACAATAGTAGTAAAGACTTGGCGTGTTTGCTGTAACAAGAATATCTAAAGTTCCTTGCTCTCTAGTTACACCATTTGTATACTCGGTGCCAGAGAATTGTAGTGTAACTGCACCACTAACATCTGGTAGTTGTGTTAGTGTAATCTGTGTTAAACTATCAACAGATTCAACTAAAGTATTTGATGCAACTTGACCAGCTCCTGCTGTAGAAGTTACAACCATGCCAACAACAATTCCTGTTGTATCTGCAACTGTAATAACTCTAGAGTTTACATCAAGAGTAGAAGAAATATTTTCTACAAGACTTGGTGGATTGATACCATCTGGGAATGTACTTAGTGAGAACTGGTGAGCACTATTAGATGCATCAGATAGATCAAACCTGTATGTAGATCCAACATACATCGTAATGTTTGGAGTCTTTTGAGATCCGTTACCATCTCCAAGATCAATATAGAATCTTGAGTCTGATGTTCCAGCAACGTCTACTGTATAAACTGGAGTTGTTGTTCCGACTTTGATTATGCTATCACCAGCTGCAACAGATGCACCACCAGTTAATACGGTAACACTAGAAATATTACCACCTGCAGTAATTCTTTCAACAATTTCTAAATCATCCGTAGAACTTACAGAGTCTGCAGTTAAAGAGAGGTCGTGTGTTGGAGAAGTACCACCAATTAAATTACCAGCAACAGTAATTGCATCACTTTGTGTATATTCTCCACCAGGATTATTTACTTGAATTGTGAGAATATCACCCTGACTACTTCTTTCAATATCTAACGTTAGTCCAGTACCAGTTCCGCCAGTAGTTGCTACTCCTGTAAAAGTTCCTGCTTCATCACTGGTGAAGTTTAAATCAATAGTGTTACTTGCTAAAGCAGGTAGATCCATTACAACAGTTGTGCTATTTGTAATAGATGCAATTTTTGCTAGAGGATCAATATTTCCACTAGTAGATACTTCCTGAACAAAATCGCCAACACTAATTCCTGTTGTACTAGAGAGACCAGTAATAGTGGTATTGCCTGAGGTAGTAGTACCAGAAAGAGGTCCAGTTATTGTGGGTGTGATAGTTGGAGCACTTACTGTGCTAACATTACTTACAGCACCATCTCTAACTTTAATTGAATCACCAACTGCTAAAACTGAATCTGCAATAGTCTGTGTAAATGAAATTTCTTGTACTGCTCTAGAAAGAACCGTAAAGATATTTGGTTGAGTTAAAAGTTCTGCTTGAATAGTGAGAACATCATCTACTGCATAACCATTTCCTTCATCAGCAAGAGTTACACTTTCAACAACACCTAATGTATCAACACGATATTGGAAATCTGTAGTTGGATCACCAAAAGGTGGAACAAAGTTTACTACAATAGGACCAGGAGATGTTGGTTGTGTAGATAATTGAATTGTTGTAGCGTTGAGAACGTCACCAACAGTTGTGTTATCTGCAAGTACACCAGTACCAGAAACTTTTTCAATGGTATCTCCAATAGAAATTCCTGCTGTACTTGCAACAGTAATGTTATTGAGATCTTGGGATACAAAGTATACATTGATAGCACCAGAACCAGTTGCTCCAGTGTTCATCGTAATTTGTGTTGCGCTATCAATGCTTTGAATTACCGCAGTGTTATCCAGAGTACCTATATCACCTCCACTGGTGAAGCAATACATTCCAACTTCTAAACCAGAAGTATCTGCAATAATTAAAACAGGATCTCCAGCAGTTGCATTAGATGCTTGTGTTGCTGTTTGACCAGGAGCATAAGTTGAAATATTGGCAACTGCTTTTGGTAGTTCTAGTAAGTCGGTAGCAACATATCCTGTACCATAAGCATCAAATTCTAGATCAGATACACGACCAGGATCTGTATTTACGGTAAACTGGAATCCACTACCTCCGCCACCACCAACATCACTATCATTGATAGTAAGTACATCATTCAAGTTATAGTCAATACCTTGTGTGGTAACATCAACGGTGTTTACTGTACCTGTGAATACTACATTGCTGATAGTATATAAAAATCCACTATTACCACCAACATCAGATGATTTAACGTAAAGCGTATCTCCTGCTCTGTATCCTGTTCCCTCATCAACAAAACTTAGTGAAGTGACAGCTCCACCAGAGACTGTTAAGTCTGCATATGCACCAGTACCAAAGTTTCCTTGAGCACCAGCATTAACGTTAATGTTACCACCAGCAGGACCCATGTTTGGGTGGTTAGCACAATCATATCTAATTTGAACACCAACAGGTGCATTTGGTTTAATAATTAGATCAGAGAAAGAACCTGCTTGACCAGCATTTCCTCTCGTGTAGAATGTATAGATCTGAGAATCTAATGCGCCACCCGCTGCTGTTTGGAAACCAATTCTATGCTCACTTGAAGGATTTCCTGGGTTAGCACCCTGTAGAGAAGGGTCCGACATGTCAAACACATACGTGTTTCCTGGGACAAGGTTTAATGTTGGTTGTGTAACACCATCAATTACATAAATGGCGTTTGGTTGTCCTGCTTGCCCAGCATTTGGGTTTGCAATAGCTGTAACAACAAACGTCTGTGCAGGCGAACTGTGTAATTGTACAAATGGATATGTATTATCTGTTCCGCCAGTACCACCGTTAGTAATGCTACCAGAAATTGTAGAAGTACCAGTGATGTTTAATGTTGCTTGTGCTCCAGAACCACTACCTCCTTGTAATGGTACATTTGTATAACTGCCAGGAACATATGCACTACCAGCGTTTGTGATGTCGCCCTCTAAAGCATCAACAGTAAATGTTGCCTGAGCTCCAGATCCAGTGCCACCAACTAGAAAAATACTTGCATAGTTTCCAGGAACATATCTGGTTCCTGTATTAACTACAGTACCTTGGAATCCTGCAACATCAACAGTTACAGTTGCATTATCACCACTACCACCAATTAAGGGAATGTCACTGTATTGTCCACCATCATATCCAGTACCATTATTGGTGATACTTAAACCACCTTGATTCAAAGACTGTTTTCTTACAATAAAGTCTTTGAATGATACAATATTTGATAATGATGCATCAAAGATTTTTTTGCTACCAGAAACAAATCCAAATGTTCCGAGAGCAGATTTAAAAATACCGAGAGTTGCATCAGATGTAAACGCTAGTGACGGAGCATTTTTTGTTCCATCACCTAACCTAAGATTACCAGTAGATAGATCGGTTCCACCAGAACTAATCTGGAAAAGATTGGCACCAATTTCATTAATTTTTAACCTCTGCTGTTCAAAGGTATCGCTTCTTGCTACATTAATTGCTGGCATTTTGGATTAGCTCTCTTAGTAAGGACTTGATCTCAGAGACATCATTCTTCAATTTATTTATGTCCTCTAACGCGGAACCCAACTGTTTAGATTTACGTCTTGCTTCAATAGCAGAATCGTCCAAATTCAAGATGGCACCTGTGGTCTCGTCTCTGACAAGACCATCATGCCCTTCAACTTTGATATAACTCATGCGCGGAATTAGAATGCAGCAACTGCTCTGATGTCTTGTACCTTAGGAACATATGCAGGATCGTCACCAGTCATCACAACTTTGATAGAGAAGGATGAGAATTCTGGTAGATCTGCTACACTGAACTTCAGGTCTTGGTAAGAAGATTGCTTCTCAACAACACTAGAAATACTGTTCTCTGGTGTAGCAACTTCAAATGTATCTGGTTCTCCATTTGTATTGAAGTATACCCAATCAATGTTTTCAATATCTTCCTGACTGGATGCTTTCTTGATTCTGTATAGAACTTTCAAGTTAGCGATATCCTTAACATTTGCAAGGAGATGTACATCAATTGCAGTGGCAGGACTTTGAATTGCCACTTCTTTAGTTACATACTTAGCAACAGAAGAACTGTTCTTGGATGTATCTTCAGCAACAAAGTCAATACCATTTGCATAAGTTACTTTACCAACTTCAAGATACGACGCCTGATCATTTGGTTGATCTGGGTACTTGACAAAATCTCCTACACGGAAGATGTCCTGTAATTGATCTGTGGTTACAGCGTTTCTGCTATACAAAACATTATCAATAATTCTTCCATTGAAGTCATCATTGATTGGATTGACATCAACCTTTAGAGTTAGTTTTTGTGTTTGACTATTCCAGATAGTTGTCTTACCTGTAATTCTGTTGTCATATGTTTCTAAGATAACAGATGGATTACGTGCTACAATAGTTGCAGCATCATCAATACTGAAGAAGATCTGTGTTGGATTAGAGTCAACACTAACAGCAGTCAAAGCAGGTTGATTTGCAAGATCTACCGTCTCTCCTTTTTGGAAGAACTGACTTGTCTTAACTCTTACATATACAGTAGCACCATCAACTCTTGCGATTGTGCCAGTTGTCTTAGTGGTCTGACCTTTAATAGTCTGACCTGCCTGAATCTCTGTTGTTTGCTGTCCAGTTAAGGAGAAAGAATATACAGGATAGAACTCAATAATTTGATCTCTTCTACCATATCTGTCTTCTGTTCCCACTGGATTTTCAATTCTATTGCTTATAGTTTTGACAGTAGCACTAGAAAGATCAATAATTGGTGAGAGATAACTTACCGTAGAAGAAAGATCCATCTTATATCTTAGAGACTCACTCATTGAGTTGAGAGTTTCGTTAATATCAGATGCAACTAATTTCTGATTAGTAAAGTAATGTGGTTCATTAAGGAACGTTCTTTCATATTCGCTTTGTGAATATGATGTATAGTTTGTAGTATTGGAATCTACAGGAATAATGTTAGTAGTTTTAACTGAAGTATCCAGTTTTGTTCCAGTAAATGTTAGATAATGAATTTGTGGATATAGAGTTTCAAACTTTCTGTTGTGAGAAGCATAAACTTGATCTCCTCCACCAATAGAATTACCTGCTGCTCTGGAAGTAGATGTGATATTGTAAGTATCAATACCAGAGTTTGTAACTTGGAATAGAGTGCTGTTTAGAATAGAAGATGTAATACCACCTGTTTCTAAAGCAGTTCTATAGAATACATATGAATTTCCTCCATCTTCAAATCCATGGTCTCTATGATTGACTTTAAGAATAGAGTTGTTGTTCTTAAAGAGTTTAGATGTAGAATTAGTGTTTGCACTAGCATTAGTTTCAAATGGGTTGCTATCCAGTAATTCATATCCAAGTCCACCATTTTTCAGTTCTAGTGTAGCTGGTTTTGTAATATCAAACTCAGCACGATAGAGTTTAAACTTAAGGTCTTCAAAGATATCTTCGGTCCAACTCTCCGTATTTTGAGAACGATAAACAGAACCTAGAGATGGTTGTGTAGTAATTACCGTGCTGGTAGCAATATCAGTCTCTCCAAGTTTAGAAGACCATATCTTGTAATCAATAGAATCTGTCTCAACAACTAGAGCATACTCGGTGTCATTCTGTAGATATACAGGATAATCAAACGCGAAATGTGTTGGGGTTGTGGATTGTGTAACTCCCTCTTGATCGGTCGCTACGCCCATTCTAACCGCTGGAGTGTTGATCTCAATGAACGTTTGGATTTCGCATCCTCCAGCGCCATTGCCGACGCCTCTGACGACAACAGAAGGTGCTTCTGTATATCCAAATCCAGGTAGAGAAACTTCTGCATTATAAATCTTACCACCAGAAACCTCAATACTTGCAGTAGCAGTAGATCCACCAGGGAGTTGTGGACTCTCAATGGTTAGAATTGCACTATCATAGTTGAGACCAGGATTAGTAATTCTTAAACCAGATAGTTTACCACTATCTTTTGCAATAGCAAGAACAAAATCTGTACCATCTTTTGCATTCGCTTCAGTAACAGAAGGAATAATTAGATCTTCGTTTTGAACAAACGATTTACCATTGTGGTTGCTTAATACAACTGTGTAAACTTGCTCGTTAGTTAGACTATACTTACCAGATGCAGTCGCGACCAGTTCTACATTGTTTTTATCAAAAATTTGTAGAATGGGACCAGACGCAGAAGAGGAAGCACCTGTTACACTTTCTCCCTTGTAAACTGCCATGTTGCCACTTGCAAAACACTTAAGGAAAGTGTTTGGAGATAGTGTCTTTTCAGAACCAGGAATAATATTTTTGCCTGGTTTTTCAGCATCTACGTTAGTAATATATGCTTTGACTGGAATGTTAGTGCTCTTGGTATTGAAGAACATGTCAACACCAGTTACAAAACAACCACCATCAAAGTTTTCAACTTTGAAAGTTTGTGCAAGAGGATTGGGTCTTACAGGATTATCAGTATTGCTTTCAATTAACTGAACACCTTCATTAGACTTGAAGTAGGATGGTTTTGTTGATACAATGCTAGCAGGATTTTCTGGAAGAGCACCAGTAGCATAGTATTTTACTTCAGTGTAACTTTCAACTTCTTCTTTAGCAGCATTGCTGCTGCTAGTAGTAAATCTGAATGTTAGAATACCAGCAGTGAAGTTTAATTCTTCAGAATCTTTATCGTAAGATACTGTATCTACATCACCCGTCCAAGTAGCATTTTCACTCGGTGCATAACCAGCAGGAAGAATAATAGTACCACTTGCATTACCATATTCATCGGTAATTACTTCTCCATTAAATGCAGATGGGGAGTTACCTGCAATTCCACTAAACCTTAAGTCTGGATTGACCCAGCGACCAATGTTTCTACCTTCCAAGAATACATAAATTCTTGTGTTTGGCTTCATTCTTCCAATAGTAAACTTGATAGGAATACTTCTTGCGAAGAAAGAAAGTGCTGTGGAGATTTGTCTACCGTTTACATTCTTAGTCGCAATACCTTTACCAACTTCATTATTCTGAGGACTAATGTTAGAAGAACTACCTACAGATGCAGCTTGGACAGATGTATTTGCAACTTGACTGTTTACTCCACCAAGAGAATTAATGGAAGTGAAAGAACTAGATGCACCAACCCAGTTAACAACGAAAGAATTATGTAGACTGGAGTATGCTTCTTTAGTATCTTCTTTTGCTAAGAAAATATTATACAAGTCAGTGTTTGTATCAACAACAACTGGTTCAATACTATCATCATACCAATGATCAACGTTAGGAGAAACAGCACCATCTCCAACATACTGAAGAACTACGAATGGATTTGGGTTGATAGTAGAAGATGCAAAATCATTTCCTAGTAGTTTCAAAGAACTGTATGGTAGAGTTACCATATGTCCAGATTTCTTATAACCAGAAACTGCTCTTTGATCTTCTCTTACATTAACTTCAACCAGATCAATAGAATCTTCTTTAGATTGTGGACGCAATACAGATTGCTGTGGATCTACAGCACAGAGATAATCAAGAGACTTGAGATTGCCAACACGATGTGCCTCAAAGTTATCAACAAAGAATCCAGACTTGAATCTATCAAGTCCAATTTCATCCTTAACTTGCATGTTAAGAGCTTGCTGCTCTAGAATGCTGAGTGTGGTATAATACTCAAGACGCTCAACACGCTTCTCTAATTTACCAATGTCGCGCATCGTATAACGACGATTATCTACACTGGTAAGTCTTACATCTTTGCTAGTTTTAGTGAATGCAGGAATATAAGCATAGAATAGAGCAACTGCATCTTCAATTGGTTCTGGTTTAGATGGGTTGAGTGAAGAATTACCTTCTTTAACAACAAACTGACCCTTCTTATCCAAGAAAATGCCATCAATACGATCTAGGTATTGAACTTGACTAAAGGAGAAGGTATATTCCAGATTCTTATCTGGCGCTGGGGTGGAAGAAACAACTGCTCCAGATCCAGCAAACGATCCTTGAGTAACCTCAAGAGTAGACTTATCCAAGAAACCTGGGATAATAGCAGTGCTATCTACCTTAGGTCTAAAGTCAATAACGTTCTTAAGTTGAACGATACCAAGAACAGAAGAATTGAAATCGGGAATCTCATCTTCAGAAACACCTGCTTCATGTAAATAACTGTCAATCGTGCAGAAGTCACCCTGGGAATGTTCAAAGTAATCAAATGCAATAACTAGTTGTCCTGTAGTTTGTTCAAATCCTGGTTTTAGAACAATACGTGAAACGTCGTAGATTGTGTCTCTTTGACCATTGTCAAATGTATATCTAGAAGTAACATCAGTACCAGAAATTAGATTACCAGATGTATCTACCTCGGGTGGTTGAGAAGAAGTTCCTTCATAAACATACTTAAGTTTAAATGCGTCTGCATAAGAGAGAATTTCTACTGCTTCACTATCATAGTCTAAACCTCTGAGTGGTACAATGCGATCACCAGCAGATGTAATGACGATTCTCTTATTTCTTACAACTGTCTTAAGTCTTGGTTTTGCATTAGATACTTCCAGAGTTGCAGTCAACTTAAGTTTTGGATATGTTCCATTGGCAGGAATAGTTCCAAAGTAAGTTGTTGGTAACTGAAGACTGATGCTACCAGAGGTCAAACCACTAGCAGTGTCTGTAGCAGAAGAAATTTCAACAGCATCTTCAGAAACATATACGATATCACCTTCATCTAGATCTGGTGCATCACCAGGATCAAGAACGGTAATCATATAATTTTCTTCTGAAAATCTAGCAAATCTTTGAGTTCCAAATGGCAATTGTGCCGCAAATGTAATAATACCACCACCAGTAGATGCTGTGGTTACAAAATCTCTACGGAAGTAATACTTGATCTGTGTATCATCACCACCAGCAGAAATACGAGATACTTGCTTGCTTCCTGTGTTATAAAGTAATGTTCCACTAGTAGAGTTTTCTACAATAGGACGTAACCTAACAATACTTGTATTGGTTACGGGACCAGGAAGTGCAGTATCTAAGTAAATTCTTGTCTTATATGCACCACTCTGGATAGTTGCATATTGTACAATTGCTCTTACTAAATTATTGTTATCATCAGAGAATTGAACAAGATCTCCTTGCTGTACAAAATTAGATGCATCAGCACTAAAACTTGTAGATTCAATGAACATAGATCCCTGACTTCCAAAGAAAGTGAAATCAGTTACGGATTTAATCTCTGAATATGCTTGATCGTCAACAACAACATCTGCACTGAATACGTTCTCGTTACCAGCACCATAAGAACAACCAAGAGATTTGACGTTTCTTGGTGTATAAGTTGTTACAGTATTTCTGAATAGAACTGGTACAATGGCAGCACCAGAGTTTGGATTACCAGCACCAGCTGGTTGCTGAACCGTAACAGCAGGTGGTTGGGAATATTCAACGGTTACTGCAGATCTATTAAGAACTTGTGCTTTGTAAATTTTACCATCAACAGTCCTAGATAGACCAATCTTTGAACTGTCATATTCTAGACCATTGATTAATAGTGTAGCACCATCAGCATATCCAAGTCCTCTGTTTGGAATGACGAAGTGAGAAATAGTATTTTCTCTAGCAATTCTTACAGTATTGCCATTCTCGTCTTGGATAGTCTCACCTTGTCTAAACTCTCCAGAAAGAGTCTTAATGAATAAAATATTTCCAGTGGTATATACACCATTTGCAGGTCCTTCTACAACACCGTAAGCTCCACTATCAATACCAAATACATAATTACCTTCGTCAAATGCATTTGATCCTGATGGAATGGATTCTAGAATAATCTTAGTGAAGAACTGAGGATCAAAATAAGAGAATCCAAAAGTAGTATTATAAGCAGAAGTTCCTGCAGCAAGACGACCTCTAGAAAGAACGATATCAGAATCAGAATTAAATCCAGATCCTCTCTTCTTGAGGAAGAAATTACTTGGTTTTACCTTACCAATTACAGGAGTAATTGTTGGTGAATAGTCAACAATAAATCCAAACTCATTATTGTCAGAAGAAGCATCTGCTTCTGTCAAATAGATGCTTCTATTATATTGGTTATCCGAAAGGTCATTATCAATGAGTAGAGACTCTAATTCATTCTTAGGTCCAACAACAGTCAATTCCAAGAATTGAACAGATGTTGATGGGTTAATTAGTGGTTTGTTTGTTGTTGCAAATGATAGAGTTCTAAATGAACCTGTAGCAGATGGAGTTCCCTGATCTGTTCTAGTCTTAATATAGTATAATCTTGCGTAAGTCGTCTCTAATGTTGCGTCAGTAACAGAACCGATAAGATTGGTTGTGTTGGTGATTTGTAGAGTGATGGTTTTAATGCCATCATTAGGACCAAAATTAATACCTCTTCTACTAATAGTTTGTCTATGATCGGTAGATAGTTCAGTATTATTCAGACCAATAGATCCATCGTTAAATGTGGAATATAAGAATACATCTGGATATGCAGTAAGGTCAGATCCTTCCTTGTTTAGTGGTGGAGCACCAAAAACATTCGTAATACTGAAAGAGGGAAGACCTCTAGATTTCAATGTTACATTTTGAGTTTCAAGACTTTCTCTTGCTTTATTAATCTCAATATATTTTGTCTCTTTATTGACAATTTCATATCCCTTAACATATGCCTTACCAGGACCAATGCTAGCAACCATTTTTCTGGAGGCTTCACTTGCATTGTATCCATTGTAAAGACCAAATTCGTCAGCAGCATAAAGACCTCTATTGCCGTCTTTTTGTGCCCACTCTCTGATGTCTAGATCAAAATTGTCTACAACGTAATCACCAGATTCATCATAAGTTCTACGTGCTAGAGTTTGCTCTAGTACACTAAAGTCTGTAGAACTTACTTTGCTCTGTACCTGTCCTCTAGAAACAGTAAGTAATTGAATAAAATTCTTATCGGTAATTGCATTTAGAGCAAACTCTTTCAACTCTAGAGAAATCTTGAGTCTATGTGCGCCAGGAGCTGTGTAGTTTGCAGAACCAATAGAATTATCATATAAAGAAGCATCCTCTTCTGGAGTTACAATATCTTCTTTAATTGTAAAACCAACTTTTGCAGATGGTTTATCATAGTATTCGTCAATGACTAACAATTCTTCGTCACAACGAACAAAGAAACCATTGACAAAGTAAATACCTTCTTCTACTTTTACAGCAGAACCAAATCCCATTGCAGGACTTTCTAAAGAAGTTACTTCTTCAGTGTCGGGATTTGTAATTTCAATACTAGTAGGCAAAACACTACCGTCTGTACCAACAACTAGAAGTGGAGTGTTAACACCATCAACAACTTCTAGAGTTTCACCTTGACGGAAAGTGGGTTCTGTGTTGGAGTTGCCACTATTAATGTAATTAACAAACAGAGTATCTGCAGTAGTTTCTGTTGCTAATTTGGAGGAGAGTACAGTTGCTTTAACACCAGAAGTTAAACCAATTAACTGTTGACCAATTAGTTGGGTAATATCATACTTTTTGTAAACAATATCATCGCCTTCGGATACAGCGACTTCAGATACAGAAGACAACTTAACATAGTCTAATTTTGTGTTTAGACCAACTTCTCCAGGGATAACAAGTTCTCCCTGTTTAAATGCGTATCTACCAAAACTCTCAATCTGATTTTGCAGAGTTGATTGTAATTGAGTTAGTTCTCTACTTTGAATAGAGTAACCAGGACGGAATAGAATCTTATAAAAATTCTTGTTCGCGTCAAAGTCCTCGTAATAAGGATTTACATTTAGGTTAGTCTTCTGTGGCATTGTACTCCGCCAAATACTAGTATCTAGTCCCTAGTATTTATAGAGATAAAAAAAATCCCCCGATCTCTCGGGGGACTTAATAATATCTGTTTTAATCAGAATTCAATGACTAGTTTGATGTCTTCAATCTGGTCAGGAGCACGAGTAATTAGACGACGGTTCTCAACGTAGATAACGTCACCAGAGTTGTTTTCAATCTCAGGTGCTGCTAGTCCACTTGCGAAAGTGACACCTAGTAGAGCAGAACTATATCCAGTGTCTACGTTACCAGAAGCAGCAGAGGACTCACCAGTAATAGCATTAGCACCGTTGCTCTCAAATGCTCTTACAACACCTTGATCGGTGTGTGCATCATTGGTTTGAATGTACTTAAGAACACCAGCGGTAGAAGAACCACTATCAAGTGTCCAAGAAACAACTGTACCGTATGCAGTACCACCAGTTACAGTCTGAGTAATCTTCTCGTCAACAGAGAAGTCTGCAGTAGCACCAGTGATCTTGACTGCTTTTAGTCCAGAGAGTGTGTCTGCAGTAGCAAAATCAGTGGTTCCCCAATCTAGTGGATCAGCGATGATACCAATACGACGGAAGTCGTTGTCTACAGGGAAGTCACCTGAACCTTCAGCATAGGTCAAGCGAATGTTAGTCATCACACGCTTACCGTTGAGTTCTGTCTCATGATCAGAACCATGACCACCTTGTGGAGGAAGAATTACTTCAATAGAACCAGTTCCACCAGCAGGAGTTGCAACTGCAGTGTTTAGACCAGTGTCAGAGAACAAGTTGCCATTGCCTAGAAGAACGTTAGCATAAGTATAACCCGATCCTCTTGCCTGAATTTCGCAGGAAGTAATAGATCCAGAACCATTTGTTACTAGTTGTACTACGCCACCAGTTCCATCGCCCTTGATGCTAGTATAAAGTGTCTGAGAAGCAGGAAGAGATGTTCCAGCATCTTCTAGAACAGCAACGTCACATGCACCTGCAACTGCTTGTCCGACAACAGTAGTTCTGGTAGGATCTGCAGGAAGAACGATTGGCATGAAGTCAGAAGATAGGAACTTCAGAACGTCATCGGTTGGGATGGTGTACATGTACTTCCAAATGTAACCAGCACCAGTTGTCTCGGTATAGAGACCAGTTGATCCGTTATAGTTAGCACCAGAAGTTAAAGGTTCTTCGGTTGCGTTCTGACCAGTGGTGTTAGAAGGATCCTCTCCATTATAGAGGCACTTGAACACTTCATATGCCGAGTTCATTACATAGAACTTAGCATCAGCAATTGTTGTTTGACCTGTTGCAGTTTGCTTACCGATTTGACCACCGCCACCTGGGGTAGCAGAATAGTCAGGCTTCCACATGTCAAACTTAGGGTTAGCAACTAGATCCCAGTTGTAACGACGAACAACAGTTCTTGCGAATGCCGAAGTAATTCTCTTAGCAGCAATTAACTCGTCATAAAGAGAAATCTTCTCTCTTTGGTTATCTAGTGGTAGGGGTGGAACATCCTCAGTAGCGTAACGATATACACCAGAGACTGCAGTAGCACCAGTATCAGAACCTCCAGAACCGCCAGTTCTACCCTTTAGGTCAGAACCAAGAGGAGGAGCAGAGTTAACACCATTGCTGCCAAAAACGTCGGTCAGGAGGAGGGCACTATCATAAACTGCAGCAACTGTGGCACGGAAAGCGGTGGAACCATATGTTCCAACATACACTTCGTTTCCAACTACAAACGCCGTTGAGTTCTTCGTATGGATTTCTAGATATGCTCTCCAAGGTTGTGGTCGTCCCACAAAGAAGTACATTCTAGAACGCTGGTCGCTAGCGTCATTAGGACCTTCAGTTAGCGATTCCAGGAATTGTTTCGCGTTAAAGATGCGAAACTTATCAGAGATAATAGCAGCCATGGGTTTTCTGTTCCGACGTTGTTAATTTGTGCCTGAGTTATTTATATTTATAGCAATATTTAGGATATTGTAAATGGAATGATCTCGTGAGTGGTATTGATAGAGTTGGGACCTCTCGTCAAAGTAACACCAGTAAATGATGTTGATGTCTTTCCAGTATATTGGAATACAGATCCATTACTGGTAAAGGCATAACCAGTGGATGGGAATCCTGCAGTGCTTTGAGCATTGATAGTTCCAGAAAGACCACCAGTGCTTGCACTGATTGTCACTGGATTCTGAATTGATGGTGGCATCAAGTTGAAACGAGTACCAGACTTAGCAAAACTAGAGTCTGCTCTCTCAACAAAATCATCTAGGGTTATATCAGCAAAGTAGAAATTAAATTCTTGTATTGTTATTCCAGATACGCTATTTGCGCCATCATCAAAGATGTTATTATAGTGACTGAGTGTATGTCCAACATTAGTAACTTCATAACTACCAATATAATCCAATTCACCTGCAGTAGCATTTCTGATAGCAATATCAGGTGCTGCACTTCTCAGTGCAACAAAGAATTCACCATTAATATCAATCAGATCAACCTCATTTCCATTTCTTTGTAGTAATGGATCATTAATAAATGCACTTTCTTGGTATCTGTCAACAACGCCGCCAGGTGGTGGAGTCACTACGACTTCAAATGCCTCTCTAGTAATAGAGAAGTCTGCAGGAGATGAAATTTCTCTCTGAGTATTTCTTTCAAATGCGATAGATGTAGCACCACCAGATGCCATAGAGACATCGCTCTCAGACTCAATTGTAACAACACCAGCAGATGCAACAGATACAAGTTCAGGAATTTGTCTCAGGTATGTTCCAGCAACCCAATTTTGCTCTGTTGTTCCTTTACGATTTCTGAGAATATTGACGAATCTATCAGAAAGTTTACGGTTATAGTATACAATCTCATCACCAATTAGAAGTAGACCTTGTGGATCAAACTTAGTGGTGTCTGGGATGTATGCAATACTGTCACCAATATTAAAGTCAAGATCAAGATATGCAGCAGTCTCAAAGAAGTTGATATTACTAATTGCATTGTTTGGAATCTCAATCTGCTGTGTCTGAGTAATTGCTCTGCTTACAGTAGAAATAGAGTTGAGAGAAACAATATCTTGAATCTCTGCAGAGACAACAGTTGCTTCATAATCAAGAGTTCCAGCAATAACAGAGTCAGCAGAAGGATTATTATTGTATGCAATTTCAACATAATCTCTTTGAGGATCTAGTGCTCCACCTGTGGAGAATACCTCAACTTCTTTCAGATCAAAATCTCTTTCAATATTGATAGTTGCTTCATTAAGTTCACCAAATGTGACACTAGCAATAGAAGTGAGTCCAGAAAGACCAGATTCTTCAATTTCAGAAATAACAGATGTTGCAAGCATTCCACCCGTTTGAACGAATGGATTAACACCAACATTGATTAGAGATACACCAATTCCTCTTTCGGAAAGAACATCAAATCTTCTGGTTGTAATTACTTTTGGTGCTTCTGTATATCCAGATCCACCATCAATAAGATCAACACTGATTACTTGTCCTTTACTTACCAGAACATTTGCTCTTGCACCACCACCTTGTCCATTTTCTGGAATGAACTTAAGAACTGGTGGTGTATAGTATTGATATGCCGTTGGTTGTGTAATAGGATCATAACTACGCTGGTTCCACGATAGAGAAACTACAGATCCATTTTCAACAGTTGCAACTACAGATAGACCTTCACCTCTGGTAACTCCAGTGTAAGTCTCAATTGAGACTGCACCAAAGATATCGTCAGAAAGTTGCTCTCCTGGTCTACCATCTTTACTAGTGGAAATAGTAGGAAGTTTCTTGACTCTTCTGAATCCTTCTTCTCCTTCTACACGAATCTGATCGTTGTTTGATAGAGATACGAATGGTGGTTTGTATGTCTTACCATACGCAGTTCCAGACCATAAACCATTATCATCTAAAAGAAGTTTTCTACCAACATCATCAGTATTATAAGCAAGAGATGCATTTGAAATATCAGCATCCGCAATAATAAATGTTCTGGTATAATATCCTCTTGGAACAAACGTAAAGTCTAGTCCTGATTCAATTTCTGCATTTTGACCCTTCAGGGAGAATGAAACGGTATTTCCATTTCTAATAGCAGCAGTCATTTCACCAAGAACATTATATGTTCCATTTGCTCTTTGTTGCCAAACGTGAATTGGAGATCCAATAGCATCTCCCATCCAATCATATCTCAAGAGATCATCTGCAACTGTAGTATCAAATGTAAATGTGCCTCTAGCAAAATAACTATCAGGTGCAAAATCATAAATGTTTAGAATCTGACCAACATCTCTACCATATAGGTAGCGCATGTCAATCTTCATTTCCTTTTTAATCGGAACATTAAATGTGATGTTTGGACCAGAAATAGTGTAAGAATATCCTTTGCGTTGAAGAACACCATCTAGGAAAACATAGAGATTATCTTCAGCTTCAATATTTTGTACTGTATAATCTAATACATCTAAAATCAAGAAAGGACCATTTCTTACACCATTTACTAGATCATAATCAATAGTAAGTCTCTTGTAATTACCAACACCAATACCTGCAACTTTTTCTACACAAGATGGTTCGCCAATAGTCTTAGCGCCAAGATCTTGATCCCAAATAGGAGCAACATCAAATTTGATCTTATTTGGAATTACAGTTCTATCAATTACATAAGAATCTTCTAATGGATAACCATCAGTAAACTTAGGTCTCTGCAAGACAGCATTGAGTGTCAAGAATAGATCTTCATCTTCTTCTGTGTTTACAACAGTATTGTCATCCCAATAGAGTTCAAACTCTTTTGTCTCACCATCAATGTAATCTGGAAGAGACTTTGTTACAGTTTCTCTTTGTAAAACATCTGCTAAGTTGTCATACAAAGAATCAACCGCAGAAATTACATTATTACACTCTTGTGCTGGTAGTAGTGGATCTCCAAGAATGTTATAGTTAGAATATGTAAGATCTGATGTCCAATTACCCGCTTTGTTTGAATTTCGTGGAGTTTTTTCTACAAGTCCCCTGCCTTCTGTTATAATAGTATCAACAATGCTGTGGTAAGTGTTTAGAGAACTCTCAACTTCTGCACATGCAGGACTTACTGAATCAACTAGAACATTAGGATCAGTAAATTCTCCTTGGTTTTTCATTGCCGAAATCATTAAATCTTTTGCATATGCAAATGTTGCAACTGTTCCAGCAACATCAAAATTTCCAGAATAACTTGGTGAAGCATTACTATCAAGTAAAGTGTCTACCACATAACTAGAATCAGTTACTGTGAAATTTGAATTTAAAACAGTATATGAGATAGAAGATTGTACTACTGATGGTGTGAACGGTGTTAAAGTATATGATGTTGTTCTTACATCAGTGTAATCTTTAGAAGCATAAGTAAGACCTCCATATACTCCAATTCCAGAACCATCAACTAATAACTTAGCATGAACGTGTCTGAAAATGTTTGAAGCATTAGGTCTTGCAAATCCAGTAAGATAAATGTGTTTGTCATTTGGAGCGATGTTAATACCATACCATATTTCAGTGCTGTTGTTACCACCATCAAGAGTTCTTATCCATTCAACATTAAGATCTGAATTAAATTTCACAGAGACTGGTGTGTATGAATCTACTCCAACAAGATTATCATACATAGTTCCTGCTGTGTAAACATTTCCTTCGGAATCTATTGTAGATCTAGAAGCTGCAACGTAACCAAGTGAAGTTTCTGTAAATGTTTTTTGATTTATGATATTAAAGTTTGAGTCAGTTTCAATAACAAGTATACCAATTTGATTTCTGCCATTAACTTGATCACGAACTTCATTACCAACGATAATATAATTACCATTAGATTTTCTATGAAGTCCATTAATACTAAATCCACTAGTAAATCTCTTCTGCCAAATTATATTTGCATCTGAATCACAATAGACAATATTACTAGTGTCATCTTCATACAAGAATCCATAAAAACTATCATCAGATTCCATAATTTGTGGGCGGATTAGTTTATCAAGTCCTTTTTCCCATACAATATCACCATCAGGATCTATTAGCATTATAGCATAAGATGGAGCAGAGAATTGCCCATAAGTTGTTGCTAAGAGTAAATTATCATTACTATCAAATCGGATTACAAATACTCTTTCTTGGTTTCCCTGAGAAGCATCAGTTGATGCTCCATATGTCTTTTGCCATACAAGATTTCCATCAGCAGTAAATTTAGCAATGTATATGTCACGACCTCCAATTCCTTCTGATCTTGTATTTCCAGCAACATATACATTACCTTGTTTATCAATTGATACTTCGGTTAATGATTCATAAGATGAACCATTCATCTCTTTTTGCCAAACAACTGTTCCATCAAAATTCCACTTAGCAACATAATTAGATCTTGAATTAGTATTTGTTGGTTGTATCATTCCAACAGTATAGTAATGAGTATCAGTTATGTTAGAACCATATGAAGATGCTTTAGAAGCTCCTGCTTTAATCCACATGTCCTGACGACCACGACCACTGTCATAGAATGATTGTTCTCCATATGGATAATCATTCTGTCTCCAATATAATTGTGCTCTTTCTACAAGTTTAAAGTTACCACCTAATTTAAGATGATACACATATGCATCTATAAGATTACCAATGTCTTCTTTGTTTGGAAGAGATCCCCATGCTGCTGATGGATAATTTGTCTCTGACCAAGTTAAAGATTTTGATACAATATCATCTTTATTAAGATCAATCAACTCTCCTGCCTTGTAGAACATTCCATTGTTCAAAGCACTCCAACTAAATTTTGCTTGATCAGTTCCTGAGAATGATGTAGGTACAATAAATGTAGATCCAGGTGGTACAGCAAATGTATTGCCAGGTGCAACAGCAGCAGTATTGGTTGGAGAAGTAGATGAACCACTACCAGCAGTACCAGTTACAGGAGTGACACCAACTGGAGCACCACCGCCACCACCAGAGTTTGCTAATGCAGCATTGTTGAGAGTTATTTGAGTATCACTATCAATAGAAACAATCTTTGTTCCAGAAGGATATGCTCTACCAGAACTTACAAACATACCAACTGCAATATTTTCAGTTGATGTTACTGTCATCTGACGGGATCCTTGAACATAAGAAATTCCAATGTCTATGTAATCCCAGTTACGAATTGCTAGTTTCGCAAGTCTAGATGCATAAGCAAAAATTCCAGTAGATTCTGTTCTATTATTTTGGATGTAAAGATAATCACTATTTGTATTGAATACAGAAGTATAATTAATAGTCTTTACATTTCCACCAAATCTAAGGTCGTGTTGGTAAGCATCTAGAATAGATCTGATATTTGCTTCATAATCATCTTGCTTTGTGCTCCAATCAAGAGTTGGATATATTGCTTTGGCGTATCCAATTGTCTCATTTACAATGAATCCAACATTTCTCTCAATCTGATTTGCAGAATCAATCCATGTACCACCACGCTGGAAGATATTCCTTATCTTCCTTAAGTATCTCGTATTATATTGTGCATCTTTGAACTGGAATACCTTACCGTAAAAAGTTACACCTTTATAGGATGTTACACCACCGCCATCACCAGTTAATTTTGTTCCTGGTCCGAGTGGTGGAGCAGAGAAAACAATACGATCACCTGCAATATTATAAGAAACTCCAGGTTCTTGAAGAACACCGTCAAGTGTAACAATCAGACCTTTCTCACTTGCTGGGAAGAAAGGAACGCCAAGATCATTTAAGATTTGGAATGATGTTGTTCCTTGCAACCTTCCATCAGTATCATAGTATCCATCAAATGGAGCAGCAAGAGTAAACTCAAATGCACGAACTTCATTGAAGTTAAACTCACTGGTAGCAGCAGTTCCCTGTGCTTTACGAATTCTTTGATTCTGAACACTTTGAATAGACTGAGTGGTTACCTGCTTTGTGCTTTCAACCGTAATCTTATTTTTATCAGGATCCCAAAGTTGAATCACACTGAAGTGTGATGCCTTAGGAACTTCCACAGGCATTTCAGTGCTAGCTGAAGACTCAACATCAACTTGTCCAAACAGTTGGAATCCAGCAGGATGTGTTGTAGACTTGATTAACTCACGCCATTGATCAATGGGTGTCTTTGATTTGACAACATAAGAGTAGTCTTGATAGAAGTAACTATCAGTAAGTTTCTGGTTAGATACACCAAGACGACCTTTATCCGAAGTGTAGTATCCAAGATTATCATAGAAACTTGTGACTTTTTCATTCAGGGTAGTCACGAAGATAGTTTTAACAGTTCCACCAGACTTTGTTACTGCACCAACAATAGGCACATTCTGTCTGATAATTCCTCTTACTTCTCTGATCTTGAGTAAATTAGTTCCTTTTCTAAATTCACTAACTTTTGCTCTGCAGACTTCTTGACCACCAAGTGTTTGTGTTACAATTTCTCCTACTTTGAAATTGTAAGAATTGCCAGTTAAAGATACTGTGTAATTAGATGAGAATGTTGAAGATACTGTATTGTCTAAATGGAATGCCCCACCATTATCTGTAATCTTGATACTTTGAGGAACACCAATAGAAGAACTCTCAACAAATGCTTTAACTTCACTTTCAACAATAATAATTTCAGGAGCATATGTGTATCCTCTACCAGGATTGGCAATTGTAATAGAAAAGATCTCTCCATTTCTAACGACAATATTGAACTCTACACCAGATCCATCACCCTTTGTAACTACTACTTTTGGATTAACATAATTAGATCCAATATTTGAAATATTGACTCCAGTGATAGTTTGTGAAGCATCATCAAATAGAACTGTGGCAGATGCTCTATATGACTCAGTTGGATCAACACCAACAACAACTGGTGGTTTTCTATAGTTTAAACCTAAATTGATAATACTAACATCATTAATACCACCAATAGCAAACTGTCCTGTGGTGGTATAAGAAATAGATCCAGAACCATCCCATAGTGGTTCACTTGGAATATCATAAACAAAACGATCCGCAGTCACATAGTTGATAGTTTTTCTTCCTTGGAGTGGATCAGTTACAATCTTGAAAAATGCTCCTTCTGAATCTACTACGTTCTTTTTATCAAAATAATAGAAATTAGCAAAGTCAGTTCCTCTCTTTGTCTGATAGTTATTATCAGCGAGTCTAGAACCAAATCCAAACTTGACATCAGTAAATGCACCAGGGTTGCCAGGAAGAATTGTAGACTCTTGCTTTTC